AAACTTTTTGACAAAAGTTCTGCGGTAGTATCAGCTGCGATTGTATGTTCGTTATACAAACTAAATACATTACTTGATGTATCAGTCAAAGTTAAAATTATGTTGGTTTGTCCAGATGTATTGTTGTTGACCAATATAGACTCAACAATAGTAAAATCAAACGCAGTACCAGTAGGTGATGTGTAAAGTGTGGTGACACTATTAGTTGTTAAATATACTTTTGCGTTGTCAGCTTTTTGTAAATACTGTCGTTGTGAGGATAAGTCCATTATCTTCTACCTCTGTTACGCAAGTTGAGTCTTATGTTGCCTACTTGAAAGTCTTGCGTTGTACCGCCTGTTACTGTCATTTGCACTTGTCTTGCAGTAAATCTAGCATCTGTATAACCATCATTTTCAAATGTAAAACTACC